CACCCGCGCCAAGCGCAGCAGCGCCAGTAAGCGCTGCGGCGTCAGTGCCGGGAATAATAGCGCGGGTCAGAGGGTTTAGCACATCCCCCGCGCCGCCGTAGCCTCCAAGACCGGTAGCCGCCGCGCCAGTAGCGGCAGCAACGGGGGACGCCGTGGCGGCGGCGGGCGCAGCCGCACTTGCTGCAGCAGGCACCGCTAAGCTCTCTGCGCCAAGAGTCGCAGCGACTATGTCTGTGGCGACGGCTTCCGGCACGATAGCGTTTGTGGCCTCATCAAAAAACGTCCCCCCGCCACCGTAATACATGCCGGCCAAAGCAGCGGCGGCTTTGATTGCGTCTGGGTGGACGTTTAGCGCGTTAGCTACTGGGTCAACAATCGTATCGGTTAGCCCACCTACAACTTCGCCTACGCCGCTTAAAAGGCTGGAAAAGAAGCCGGTGCCGCTGCTTGGCGTAACGTATCGCTGTAACAACGCAGTACGCTCGTTAGACCCAAGATCAAGCCCTGGCTCAAGCCGATTTAGCAAATCAACTGATATGCCCGCTGCGCTCGCAACTTCTTCAGGCGTAAGCTGTTTGGTGCCTAGTGACCCGCCAATAATTTGTCGGTATTCGGACGGGACGGTGTATGGACTTTCGCCCGACACTTCAAAACCCGGATTTAAATAAATCAACTGGTTTTTTAATGCCGTTCTAACTTGCTCTGCGGTTCGCTCGGCCATGCCGCTCTCCTAGCTTATCTCGCGTCCGCTTACGCGGAAGTTCATGGACGCTGCAAGGCTGCCAAGCGTCGAAATAAAGTCGCCTGTGTTCAAGATGTGCCCGGCTATCTCAGGGAACGTGTACGTCTCAGCCGGTTGCAAGGTCTTGGTCTTTACAATCAGGTTAGAGTCGCCTGCGGCCTGCCCTGCGGGCACCAGGTTAACGCTGATTGTACGCGCAGCAGCGCTGTAATTGGTAGCCGTCATCTTGTCTATGATGACCGCCGTAACAGTCGCCACGTACTGGGTCGTCTGGACCTGCTCGACCGACTTGGCTTCAACCAGCGTCCTGGCGTTAATTGGCATCGTCGTTCTCTACGGGCAACGGTTGGTTGCCTTCGGCTAGCCACGCCAGATATTCTTGATAGTCCGCGTTGCGCGGATCTAGCGGAATCCAAGCGCCGTCGCTTAGCCGGCGAATTGCTTGAGACGTAAGCTGGTACATAATTAAAGCTCCGCTACCGCTTGCCAATGGATAGAGTAATTGTTGCCCGCTGTGACCGCCGTGTCGCCAATCAACGCAAACGCACTGTCACCAATGTTGGCCGTCGAAGCCGTGGGTGTGGTGCCGTTAAGCGACCAATTAGCCGTCGCGGAATCTGGCGCGTACGTGGTGACGGTAGGCGCGGCTCGCTTTGCTACGGCAAATGTTATGCCGGAAGAAAAGGCTTGATTAAGCACTTGCCCAATTGCATACGCAGCGCCAAGCGTTGCGCCCACATTTTGAGCAGGGGCAGTGGCGTAAGGAAATGATTTTTCGTAGTACCGTTGAGACATACCAAGCTCTACGCCAAACGGGCGATGCTCAAACGGCGTAGCGGTGTCGCCAATCTCTAGTTGTACGCCAGTAATGGCAAAAATGTTGCCGATGGTATCTAACACATTTACTTGCGAAGAAGTAGCAAGCGCCCAGCCTGCCTGCCAACTACCTGCCGTACCTTGGCGCGTAGTACCGCAGTACAAAGTCCATCCTACAGTCAGTCCAGAACCATTGGTCCAATCCCAAGTACCTGCGGTAATTAGACCATCTATGACTGTAATCTCTTTGTACTCCCAAGTATTAACCGTTGAAATGCTGTACTCAGCAACGTAATACCTGTCAACACTAGGGTAGTCGTTATTGTAGAAAGTAACGCAGTGCGTACCAGTTTTGGCAGATCGAACCCAAAAAGAAAGCGTAAATGTTTTTCCAATCAGGTCGCGCGCAGAATACCCTTCAATTTTTTGAAGCAGTGTCCAAAACTCTGCCGCCGTGACAGTAGGGTCCGCAGTAGCAACTGTACAACGAAGACTATACGGCAGCGTAGGTTCGCTGGCAGGACCATCCGAGGCTTGAGTAACCGTAATTTGTGCCGCTGTTACTGCAATTCGAGAGTATCGGTCTAACGTATAGCTTGCGCCGAACCCTGTGTTAACAGTAAACGACGTGCCTCGTTGGGCTACTTCCATAGCGCCGTTGATGATTTTGTTTCGCAAGCCCGCGAGTTGGCCGCCGTTATATGACTCTGCAACCACCGTTCCGCCAGTAAAGTTGCCGCTTACGTTTCCCGTGACATCGCCGTTAACATTGCCTGTAATGTTGCCGGTAATAGGCCCATTAAGCGTTACGCCGCTAATTGTGCCGCCTGTAATAGATACAGCGCCGGCGTTTTGAAACGCCATTTCTCCCAGCGCATTGAACGGATCGGTTGTGTACTGCGTGACCCCGGACGAGTTTTGAAGAACAAACCGGTAAGAAACCCCAGCAAGCAAATAAACACTGGCTTCGCCGCGCGCATCCAACACAATCGGATTGGTGTTGGCAGTAGTCTGCGCCTGCGAGGTGTAAGTTGCTAACGGTATCGTGGTGCCGCTAGAGTACGTATACAGCAAACCGTTCGCTAATGGATTGCCATTAGCGTCCAGAAACTGCAGCTTTGGGGTCGGTGAAATCGTAGCCATGTTCGACCTCAGATATTGTTCGTGACGGTCAAAATGACCGAGGGAATGGCAGGCACAGGGGCTGACGCCGCCGCCGCAAGCAAGATTACGCTGGTGCTATCGACTGACCACATCAGCTCAAAATAGTCGCCAGCGTTAAGCTGTTCAACAAAGTTCCACGCCGCAATGACCTCTGCGTTGTTACCTTGAATACGCACTTGCGACGCAGAGTTTGGCACGTCTATGCCGTTGACGCGGAGCCAGATGTAGACAAAAGCAGTCCCTCCCGACGTTTTATCGAGCTGCGCGGAAAACTGGATGTTGAAGATGCCTGGCCGGTCAACGTAAATGCGCGAGGTTGGCGAGCCAATCGTCACACCGCGCTGAAAGCCAACACTGTCAAACGTCATGCCGTAAGCAGTGTTGATTACAACTGCTGTTTGCGTCGTGGTGTCGTAAAAATACCCGTACCGCGTGGCGACAAGCTGGGGCGTGTCAATTGCCGGGATCGTCTGCACGTCTTCTAGTGAAAACTGGTTTTGCCCCAGCCCCAACAGCGTAAACGCGTTGTTGAAGAAGCGATACCACTCGCGCTGCATCACGTTGTCCGGGCCTTCCACAACCGGAACACGTTGCGCCGGGATGCGCGTAATGTTAGGCATTGGTGCCGCTCGCAATCAGTTCAGCGCCCATGATGGCAACTTCACCAAAACCAGACCCACTGACCTCGTACACGCGGTCGCGCAGCTTAGACGTCATGCCCAGCCGCCGCCAAATGACGCGCTTGCCGGTCTGGCCCTCAAAACCCATCGACACCGAATGAAGACTTGACCACGTGTGGCCGCCATCGTCTGACCATCGCAAGCTAGCAATTTGATGCAACCCAGGTGAATATGCAATGCCAGCGGGGCCAATATTAAATTGCGGATCGGCAAATATTACAGGCAACCCGTTGCTGCGCAGCACTATTGGCGTCGTAACATTGTAAATCGTGCCGTCTGACGTACGCACTTCCCACGGCGGCCCTTGCACGCTAGGCGCAGGCTGTAGCGGCAAGGACACTATTGACGTGCCGGCTTCGCAATCTAACTGCAAGCTGTGCTGTGCTGTGCGTTTTAAGTTATTTGTGCCGGTCGGCAATGCGCGCCATGACCGCAACCAAGTTTGCTGGCGCGAAAATTCTATGCTGGCAAATGAAAAGTCATAGTAGCCGATGCGAGGTAGAGTGTCGTGGCCCACATACACACGATTTGTTAGTGTTGCCATGCAAGTCGGCGTGTGCCTTTTTATCTGCCCCGTGACGCTGTCTGTGTACCCGCGTTGGTGCCACATCTGCGTGGCTGCATCGTAGACCCACGTTACGTCCGCTGTTGGAAACGTCAGCACATAGAACATGTGCCCGTCTTGCTGGTACGTATAGGCGATTGCATCCGAGACGGTTTCGTATGACTGGATAGCGTACTCGATAGCGTGCGTTGAGATGCGCTGCGGCTGATAGCCGCGAGCGCGGTAGACCATGCCAAAGCCACGCGCGTCTGCGCCGAGCCAGAAGACGCTGTTGTCCATCTTGGTTACCGAATACGGTGCCAAGCAACCTGTCTCAAGAAACGCGCCTTGGATGGGCGCAAGCGGATAGTCAGGCTGCCCGGCGTCGTACCAAACCTCGGTTGAGTTGTTGCCAAAGATCCAAATTTCTTTGTGGTCAACGATCAGCGACACCACATTGTCAGGCGAGGCTTCAGCGCTTGCGAACGACAACGGCTCGATGCTGCTGCCATCAAACAATTCGGTTACCCACACGCGCTGGCTGTTGGGTTCGTTGAAGACAAAATAACCGTTGATGTAGCCAACCGTGACCGCGCCAGGAAAGTCGGGGTCGCCAATTTTTGCGAACGCGGTGGTGTTGATGTTGTAGATGTAGCCGTCTGGATTAGTCGCAATAAAAACTTGCGATCCGTTGTCCACCATGCTAACCGGGCCTGTGCCGGATATATTGGTGCTGATAGTGGTAGTGGAGCTGCTAGGAGTTCCAAGGCCGGCTACAGCGATAAACCGCGAGCCAACCACTAAGTACAAAACATTTTTGGCAACCCACATGCCGCGAACGCTGCCTGTGCCACCAAAATTATAAGCAGTTACGATTCCCGGCACGCGCTGGAAGTACGCCGCAGTTTTGCCGCCGTCGGGCGTAGACTCGGGGTACATGTTGATGAGCCGGTTGTCCGCAGCGTTGATGCTGCGGGCAACGTAGGCTGCGCCGAGGATAGGCGACTTCATCAAAAATTCCCGGCAAAAATATTATAGCGCTGGCGCGTTCCCACAAGGCTGTACGGGATTGCCATAATATCGTCAGGATTGTTAATGCGTTTTAAATTGCGCTTAGAGGTCATAGCAATTCGCTGCACTTGACGAGACGGCTCAACACCGAACTCAGGCGCTAGCTCGCAGGCCAAATTGTACCGAAACGCGCGCAAATAGCCTGGGGGGAATGTTAGATTTGTCGCCAGAATCGCTGGCCGCGTCAGCTCTTCCACCGACACAATGTGGAACTCCAGCACACGCGTCGGTACTGGATAGATGTACATCTCAATGTCAGGGTAGGTCATGTTGACCCACATAACCTGCGGATAAGTGCTTTGCACTGTCTTGAGCGCGATACCGTTGTACTGCTGTTGGTTGATGAGCTTCAGCCCGTACGAGACGCCGGTAGACGGATCTTTGAAATACGTCGAGTCATCAATTGTGATGGGTCGATTGCCGACAAAGTTGCCGCTCGGCCCCATTGTGCGGCTGATAATGGTTGCAGGCCAGCTAAAGATTTGATCTTCAGTCGCAAAAACCGACAAACGCTCGGTGTTCCACGACTCAATCATCTGGTTCATAGCCGATAGCGCGTCCGCTGCCGACTCAGGCGAAGGCGATTCGCCCTCGGCCACTACACCTATCAGGCGCAGAGCGCCCGTAATGATGTCACCCGCTGTAGTCGCCATCGACCACCTCCTTGCGACGACGACCTCGGCGCGCAAGTTGGTTGATTGGCGCGCTGTCTACGGCCCCGTCAGGGTCTTCGCCGGGAGTATAACGTGTCCAGCCGTTTTGTTCATCATATTCGGCTTCTTGGTGCGCAATCGCCACCTTTTCGCCGTGGACTGGATGTTTTAGATAGATGATGGGCATAGAAGAACGGGGGCCAAAGCCCCCGCCCGTTTAGGCAGCCGCCATGATGACCCAGTTAGTCCCGTCTTCGCAAACCAGCGTTGCAAACTTGCCGGCAGTCGCGGCCAGAATGGCCGTGCCCGCAGTGCCTGATGCTAGCGGTTTGACGTTTGAGGACGCCGAAATCACCGTGTAGGTGCCTGACAGATTTTTGATTGTGACGGTCCGACCGATGTAATCAGAACCGCTGGGCAACGTCACGGAGACGTTGGCAGCGGAACCGTTACAGATCACGTAGTTTTCCTCGTCGCCCAGCGTGAAGCTGGCGGTCTTGGTGACCGGAGCGTTGAGATAAAACGCCGTGAGTGACGGGTCGGAATACGCCACGCCAACAGGTTTGTTGTTAGGCATGACGTAACTCCTTTAGGCGATTTTGTAGACCGTGTACGCACCGTCCGCAGTTTTGCGGAACCGAAACGCAGCACTCGACGTTACCGCCACCGCCACCAGCGCGTTGCCACCATCAGTGACGCCGGTGCCAAGCGCAAGAGTTACCGCGCCCGACGACGTGCCGATGTTGACGATGAACAGGTCAAACGTGCTGCCCGCCGTTGCGTTGGAAAGCGCGCTGTCGATAGCAGACGCGGTTGGCAGCGTGTACGTTGCGGCCGAAGTTGAGGGGTTAGCTACCAGCATACCGCCCAGAATCTGAGCAGCAGTCAGCGTAGCCGTGGAAGTCGCGGTTTGCGGCGCGGCCGCAGCGCCCATGACGGTTTCGTCACGGTTGCCCGCACCGACCTGATAGCCGCCTGCACCATTAGGAAGAGCCATGATTCAATCCTTTCAAAAATTTGGTGGAAGGGGGGCCAAAGCCCCCTAATCCTGTCAGCCCCAGAGACGGACGGCCATTTGCGGACGGATGACAGAAAACCCGTACAGCACGTCAATACGGCAAGGCAGACGATCGTTATTGATGTCGTATTGCCGTACGATCCGCATCGAGATACCGTTATGAACCTGGCGCGAGGCCATGTCCACACCTTGCGGCATCAGCAGGTCGGCGGTTGCAAA